CTCGTAGGCTGCTTTAGCCCTATCACGAACCCACTTTACAGGGATTCGCTTATTTGTGTTTTTTGCCATTATTTCAAAGTACTCCACAATTACCTAGTATTATAGCAGAACAGCAACAAAAAGTCAATGCACAAATTTTTTGTGGCATTAAACAGTATAGGTGTATAGTGCATATCTGACGGCATCAGCCATGTGACTATAATCATCATGCATTGGTCGCTCACGTTGCAGCCCCTCACGTTGATCCCAGCGATACTGGTCAAACATGGCTCGCACGTTAGTGCAATGTGGGGCAACCTTTAATCGACCTTGTTGTAGTAAGGTCTGAACATACGCAATGCCTGGTAAGACATCTTTTTTAGCTTTGGTAGTTGAAATGTTATATAAGTAGGCAAGGTCACCTGCAAACTGTGCAGCAGCCGAGTCAATAAACGTAACTTCAACCCCGTGCTTGTTATTCATTGCGGTAAATTCCGCAGCGTGTTCAGCTGTGGTTTTTTCCGACTTTAGGTACTCATCGACAATATAAAAGCAATCGCGGTTCCAATCGTAAACGATAGCGCAATAAGCAGTAGCGTCTCGGTAACCAGGGTCGCATCCAGCAAACGCTTCACCTTTAATATCTTCTGGAATTTCAACAACATCTGTGTCCTGTAATGTATAAATCTGACCCTCAAATACAGTAAATGAGGCTAAATATTCTTGTTCGAACTCGGCTTTTGACATTGAGCGACGTGCTTCTGCAACATCCGACTCAGCCATGCGAGTATTTTCTGTGTAATCAGCTTGTAAGCTAATCCACTCGGGGAAATTGGGGTCAAATCCACGATTCCAAAACTGCGAAAACCAATTGTTACGACCACGAGGTGTGGAGATAAAAATAGCTTTGGCTTGTGGCTTGTCTAGTGTAGGTCGTAGTGCAACATTAAAAGCTGCTTCACCACCTTCGCCTAGTGCAGCCTCGTCAAATATAATTAAATCATACGATCTACCAACAGTTGAATCAACGGTACTAAGAGAACCCATACGAATGGTACTACCGTTGCTGAGTTCGATAATTTTGTCTTTTAAGTTGTCACGTGCGACTTCGAGGTCGAAGTGCTTGATGAGTTTGCGTTGGAGTTCAAAGGATATTGAGGATAGGTTATAGTTAGGTGAAATGATTAGCACGTTCGATCCAGGTACTAGGGTAACTAGCTGACCAATAATATTGGCAATGTAAGTTTTGCCAAGCCTGCGGGCTAGTGCAGCGCAGATGAACCTGTACTTGGGATCGTTGACTGCGTTTATGAGTGCAACTTGTGGGCGATTGATTGTATCGTATACATCCAACAGCTTTAGGTAATTTGTTATGGGTAGCTTAATAAACCTCTGTTGAGGATCAATTTCTTGTATAACATCGACATTAATGTCGGGACGACTGACTACTAACATTAATGCTTTCCTGATACAAGTACAATCTTGCAAATGTGTTCTAGGCGTTCTATGTGTTCGTAAGCACGCCAAGGTGATGTATCTATGGCAACTACTCCGTGACCAGTAATTCCAACAATATCATAACTAAGATAGCCACGAGTATCCAGTCCCAGGTTTTCATGACAACAGTCCGCTAGTTCTTGTGATATAGGAGGTACTTCGCCAACATTAGGTGCTACCCTAGTATAACGATTGAGTTCTGGAAAACTATCTGATATGGTCGATAGTTCAATGCCAGCATGCATAGCTGCAATGCAATAAGTAGGATGCACATGTAACACAACTCGTACATCGTCAGGAATTTTTTTCAGTAGTCCAAAGTGCAGCGGCAACTCACCTGAAGGCTTAAGATTAGTACTAATATCTGTATACTTTAGTTCTGTTGCGTATAAGTCATAACCAGTAGATCTAATACCCATCTTTTTGAACTGATCTGGTTGCAGAGTTTGCTTACGAACACCTGTAGGTGTAACATAGAAGTGATCTCGATCTTGATGACGTATTGAGGCATTACCATCACGCGATGTAATCCAATTACGTTTATAAGCATCTGTCATTACTTCACATATTGTTTCTAACATCAGTATCCTTTATTAATATAAAACCTAAACGGTCTCCACACTCACTAGCATAGAATTCGTCTTGCCATACGGGTACAATAGTTTGGGCAGTATGGTTTGCAAAGTCGTCGTTGTAACGGAAGTGTACTTCTATTACCTTATCACCAATAACCTCAACATTAAACCAAGGATACTTGTCTGCTACTTGTTGCAGTATTGGTGGTAGTTCAAAAATGTCTTGAACACGACACCAGTGTGAAAATCTGTCTAGGCGATGTGGATTGTTTTTAAATCCTTCAACTGCTAAGGTTTGCTTGCCGTAGTTGTAGTCAAAACTTAGGTGACGACCTGTAAACACCTCACACCAAAAATACCCGTCAGGAATTGAGTCGCGGTCCAAGTATTCTACTGTGGCTCCAACACCCATCATTTTTAGGTTTGTTATTGGGCGTACTATATACTTACCTGGTTTAGGAGCTATTCCAGCCGGACCACAGTAGTATCCTAGTCGTTTAGCTAAAATAAGTTTATCAGCACACCAAAGGTCTTCGGGATTGATTTTGTCGTATACGTCACAGTCATTAATTTGAGGTAGTTGCATTAGTTTTTCTTGGTAAATAATAGACTTGAAGCAACTAGCATTACTGTATGAGCAAGCTCTATTTCTTCAGGTTCTTCTTTCCATCCTACGCTTATTTGGCCTATGAACATACCAGGTTCGGCTGGAACACTTATACGGCACATAAATTCTGTACCTTGCTCTTTGTAAGTAAACCCAATATAGCTTTGAGGCTTTAAGTATTGGCTGCAAGGTATCTTTCCGGACATTAAACCGATAACGTCATTATTGTTATCATAGTTTTTTGTTAATAAACCTACTTCAATACCATTGTATTCTGCAAATGTACCTTTAGATCGTGTAGATAAAAATACTAGCTTTCGGGTATTTAATAATGTATTAACTTCAAATATAGCGACAAGCTCTGCTTTAGAGTTTTTAAATATAAAGTTACTTGCCTGTTGATAATTACCGTTCATTTTAGGCAACGCTTGCTGAGCACGATAAGATGCCATAAAGGTGTCTTTTTCGGTATATGCTATCCAACCTATAAATCCGATTACAGATAAGATTACTACTACAAATAGTCTGAATGCGCTAGAGCCAATCCAACCCAATATTTCTAAAAATACTTGTTTTATCTTGTCCATGTATAAGTCATTTTCATACGCCTTCGCCAGTGATTAAACGTTGTACTAGTTGTGAGTACTTTGATCCATCTAGTGCGTCATTGATTTGAACGTTAACTTGTTTTTGTGGGCCCGTAGCTTGTTGCGCTTTGGCTAACTGAATTTCACGATCCATCAAGTCCATTGACATTTTGTGCGACATTTGTAGCAATTCAGCAATATCTTTGGTTGACCCAGTTTGTGATTCTTCCAGTTCCGAAAACTTTTGTTTGATTAGTGCATCCATAGCACGTCGCATTAAAAAGCGATTGTTGTAGCCTGAATCGAAGAATACTGAATCAATATATGATTTTACTTCACGTTTAGCTAATAGGCTAGTTACCACTTCAGGATCTAAATCTAATTCTTGGGCGACAGCGCGTGCATCATTAAGTTGCAGGTAGGCATTGGCAACTTCTAGTGCTTCGGGGCTGATGCGTACAGTTTCTGCAGGTAAATGAGTGGTCATAATTGTGTCCTTTTGTGTTGATTATACCAGTTTAGGAGTATTTTAGCAAGTGTGGATTTTGGCACCTTAGGGTGTTTGAAAATTTCCCTTAAATAGGCCGTGTCGGGGGGCGCATAGGCGGGGGGGTATATTGTAGTCTGATAACCGCCCTCTGTCAATAGGTGTATATCCCTATGTTGTATTTCAACACACTTGATCTTTGGTAGGTTATTCGTGTATAATAGAATACATGATGACAAGGAACACTATGACTAACACACAAACCCTCGCCCTAGCATACGCTGAAAAATTGGTTGCGTACTACGAAACTAAAAGCCGTGAGGCATATGCTGAAATGGTTAACGCACAAAATGCTTTAGCTTACTCTGCTGAATGTGAGGCTACAGAATGAAACAACTATTAGTTGAAGTAGCGCAAGCTACTTTGTTTGTTGCAATAACCTTTTCACCATTGTGGATATGGCTTGCGTTAATGAAACCCTGATGTTATAATAGATTTTTAAGGAGAAAAGAAGATGACTACGAAAACTGTGAATTACACGCCCGAGCAAACTGCTCGAATGGTTGCTGACTATCAAGCTGGCACTAGCGTAGAAATGATTGCTGAGACATTCGGCAAAACTGTTCGTTCTGTTGTTGCAAAATTGAGCCGTGAAAAGGTTTATGTTGCTAAGGCATACAAAACAAAATCTGGCGAGACACCGATTAAAAAAGATGTTCACGCTGATTTTATTGGTGATGCATTGGGCTTGACAGAAGCCGATACAGAATCACTCACTAAAGCAAATAAAATTGCTTTGATGAAAATTGCTGATTTTATCAAGGCTGAAAAGACCTGACAACTAATAGGGGCTTTTGCCCCTATCTTAACTTTACCTGCTATAATAGACTTATGACAAAATTTGAAATTGCTGAAAAATATATGGCTAAACGCTATCCTAGTATGCCTTACGCTATGCGTGAGGGTAATGATTGTGTTTGGATATCGATGGGGATTGTTGAAATGTATTTGACAATTCGTAATGAAACTGTTGTAGATGTACAGGTAGATTAAAATGACTGATATTCAAGCACTATATTTTTGTATTGGCTTTGTTGTTTTTGTTGCAATTAAAATTG